CAGGTATACGTTTAACGCCGTATCGGCCGGGGTTACGCCCCAACACTTGATGAAAGACAACTCCTGGCCGGCCGCGTTGCTCAGGTCGTTAGTCGTCACAAAAGCCGTGCCCTCGGGGTTTGCGAACGGAATATCCAAAGACACGACCGCCTGCGCCTGAGCGCTTGTGGGCATGAATACGGGGCAAGCAACGGCGACGCAAAGGGCCGCCATCAAAATCATAGAAACAAAGTTTTTCTTTTTCATTTTCTCTTAATCCTCAATAGGGTTTTTGTGTTTAGGTTTCATCCCTTGAAAGGCCACCGGGGCCGCCATATTTCAGGCGGCCGCCGGTGTGGGTTTAGCCGAGCTTTGCCACCAGCTTGACAACGCGGACCTGCTTTTTCTCATAAACGCGCTCCCAGTTGTTGGCCGCGGCCAGGTTTGCGTTTGTCGGGGTCGGGGTTGTAACACCAACATTGAGAAACTTAAAGCCGCGAACGTGGGCGATAAACCCGGCGCGGGTTGCCATCTGGTCCGAGGAAGTCTCAATCTTTCTTTGCATTTCAAACGGCGTCTTGACAGGCGCGTCGTTGACCGCAACAGCCCCCTGGCCGAAAAGGTAAATGGTCGCCTTTTGGGTTGCCGGGTCATAGCCGCAACTATCGTCGACCACGATTGGCCGCCCGTTATAGCTAGGCAACTGCGCGGCGGTTTCCGCGGGCTTGTAAAGCGAGCCGGTCCCGCCGAGGGTATTCAACAGGGTTTCAGCCTGGCTGTGCATAGCCACGGCGGTCAATGCGCCCTTCGCGTCACCCAGTAACTGGGCGGCATAAAGGAGCGTATCTTTGCCGAGGATAGCGTCGTCGCCGGTTTCCCCTGAAATATCCAAAATCAGGTCGCCGTCGTTGTTGGCCGCGTTGCTTGCAAAGATGCCCTGCAGGGTTGCGAATACGGCGGCCTGCTTGCGGCGGGCCCAGTATTCAGCAATCAGGTCGCCCAGGACCATCATGGGGTCATTGCCGGCAATTTCGGCGTTCAAATCACTCGAAGAGAACAGGCGGCCGCGGCGCAAAATGACCGCAACGTCCTGCCCTGAATTAATCCCGCCGGCCGTCAAAGGCGCCTCGGGGTTATCACTCAAAACCTCGTCGTCGCCGGCAATATCATTCCAAAAAGGAAGGTTGACCATCTTACCGCCGAAGCCCGCAGACTTGACCGCCGCCGCAACCGCCGCGTCGACGCCGACAATGCCGCTCTTCATCAAAGCGGAAAGTGTAGCCGTTTTTGCAATGACATACTGCAAAAAAGCATTATTAATCTGAATATCTGATAAACGAATAGCCGCCATTTTGTGTCCCTCTTTTCTCTGTTGGCTTTTTAGTCAATTTTAACGCCAGCCTGCTCAGCCAAAGCCTTAGCCGCCGCCGGGTCCTTGTTTAACAAGTCAACCTGCTCAGTGAGATTAAACGAGTCCTTGTGGAAAGGGTTTTTTCCTGAGGGGATAACGCCGGGCTCGCCAGCTTTAAATCCGGCGCCGGAACCCGGGGCCAGAATTACGCCTGCGTTCTCAGCCTTAAACCGCTCGAGGGCTGTTTTCAACGTTGCCTCGTCGGCCACGTCAATACCCGCAAGGTGGGTTTCTAAAAGCTGATTGAATAGCCCTTCATTTACCGTTTTGGGGGCGAGGATAATGCCCGCCGCCTTTGCCTTTTCCCGGATTGCCTGCGAGCGGCTTGCCTGGTTTGCCCGGGCCTCCGCCTCTTCTTTGCCTTTGGTAAGGGCGGCAACCTGAGCAGAAAGGGCCGCGAGGGCCGCCGTTTGCTTTTGGCTTTCCGTCATACCGGCGGCCGCCTTTTCATCCGCCTGGCGTTTCAGCTCAGCGGCGTCGGCCGTTAATTTATCAAGCTGAGCCTTCAACGTGTCGCGCTCGCCCTCAGCCTTGCGGCGGGCGGCGGCGGCAACTTCGTCGCGCTCTTTGTCCGGGTCAACGCCGGCGACGAACGCCTTTTCCGCGTCCGTCAACGTTTCACCCCTTGCAACCTTTGCCAGTAACTCTTTCAACGTCATAGTTTAGCCTCTTTGAACTCAGGGATTGACCGCCCCGGCGGTTGTTTCATTGCGTTTAAACGCCCGCAAAGACGGCGAAGATAATATAGGCCGCTTTGTCAAGTTAGACAGACTGCAGGAGGCTGTCTATTTTTTGCTTTATGGTTTCGGCGGTTTGAAGGTCGCCGTCCTCAATGGCCCTTTGCTTTGCCAGGGCGAGCTGTTGGATAGCGAGCGGGATTTTCCCGGTATTATCCGCGGCGACGCCTTGCTCAGTAAAGTCCATTAAATCAATTTCACCCCTGGCGGCTTCGATTAGGTCTTTGTCTTGCCCGGAAACTTCGCCCAGTATCCTCAGGGCCGCAATTAAGACCATGCGGCGCATTGCGGGCGGCATATCCGGCAGGTTCCCGAGCAACGTCAAGGCCTGAGTATCCCCGGCGGTGTCAACCACGTCAAAAGAGGACGGCCAGGCGGGGTTGTAAGCCTTGAAGAGCGGGTCCACCAGCTTTGACAATTCAACCAGGCGCAATTCCGCGGCCTCTAATATCCGGGCCCGGTGTTTCAGCGTTGACTCGGTGTCCAACTGGTCAAACTGTTTACTTTCGGCGCTTGCTATCTGCCGGCTTTCCCGGTTGAAAAGGGAAAGGCCCACCATATCAAACAGCAGGGAGCGCTTGCGGCTGATTTCCTCAGGTATGGCTTTGAGGTCTGAGGCGCTCGGCTGTATAAAGCGGGTTATGCCCTTATCCTCTGAGGTTTCCATGATAGGGGTATCAAGGCCGCGGACCAGCTCGCGTATGACCTGCATGACGGCCTCGCCGTTATTGGGCCCCATGCGCTCGACGAGCTTCAATTCCATACTTGAAACGCAAGTTTCAGGGATAACCAACTGGGGAAAAACACACCGGACAAGATTTTCGGCGTGCAGGGAGTCAAGGTTTAAAAGCTGAGCTTGCAAGGCCTCGACGTCATCAAACCACCAGGGCTCAGCCTTTGGGGTCCCGACAAGAACGAAGGGGATTTCAGACAGGCCCGGCACCGGCGTTTCATCCGCGAGCGCCGTAACCACGCCGTCCATAAGGCGGAATTCCTGAAAGGTTACGCCGGCCGCGGTCTTGCGCCATAGCGTGCGCACTATGAATTCTTTGGCCTCAGCAAGCGGGTCGGCGTTATCGTACCGGGTGTCCTGGGTGATTAGCCAAAGCAGGGCTCCGGTTTCCGAAAAATTCCAATCTGGCACCGAGTTTGCCGGCCAAACTGTCCACTTTACAACATCCCGGTCCCGGGCCTTTTCCGCAAGGGTGCGCAGGCGGGGGTTGCCGTTTTCGTCTTTCAGGGCGGCGAGCCGGTCAACGCTCAGCCAAAGCCACTGGCTGGCCGTCAACGTTTCCGAGGCGTCAACCCAAAAAGAAAGAAGGCTGGACCCGCGGCCTGTCACGTTGCCGGCCCACTCTTCGTCAACCCCGGGGCGCTGGGCGTCAACCTTGAAAAGATACTGGGTTATCTTTGAGACAACGCGGCCGGCGTCATTGACAAGGGCGGCGCGCTCTTTGCGGCCCACGGTGCCGGCGTCCGCCGCGGTGGTTGCGCTTGCCTTTACGCCGGGGCCATAGGTGCCAAACCATGAAAGGTCGCTTTCATTCGGCGCGCGCCATAGCCGGCGGTCCACATAGCGGCGGCCGCCTTTGGCCGCGAGGGTGTTTAATTCAAGCTGGTGGGCTCTTTCCGCCACCGCTTTGTGCTTGCGCTTAAAGATTGTATCGTTTGCCATGATATAGGCCCTTTTGTCAACAGAGAAGCCCCGAGCCGCCTGAGGCTTTGCCCGCCTGAGAGTGAAACATAACACCGGTGGCGTCGGGCCCGTCGTCATGCCCGCCCTCGGGGAAAGCCGCAAACTCGGCCAGCCAGGTATCAAGCCACGGGCCAAAGCCGGGACCGTAAACATGGACAAGCCCGGCCTGGAAAGACGGCTCCAGCGGCGCCAGCTTTGCGCTTTTGTCACCCGGCAGGCGGGAGGCCTTGACTATTGAAACGCCCCGCAAGACCGCCTGCAGGGTTGTATACGCGTCCTTGTATCCGCCAAAGGCCTCGACATGCTGAGCAACGCCGGGCCCGTCTGCCTGAGCTGTGGCCCTGATTAGCGCGTCGCGCGCGGGGGCCTCCGCCCGTATGCAAGCGGCGGACCGTATCCAAAGCTCGTTCTGGTAAATCCCGGCGGCAATCTGAATACGCTTGACCAGCCCGCGGACCCCCCAGGTCCGGTCCGGGTCATCCCCTGAGCGCTCAGCCGTCGAACTTGCAAGGTCCCACCCGCGGGTTTCCCGGCCCTGAGGCCATCCCTCGAGCGTTGCATGCACCCGGACCGCGGATATGTCAAAGCGGTTTCCGCCTTCCGTCACCGGTTCACAATCCAACAGGGCGGCGGCTTGTTTCTGTAGCGAGGACCTTTGGGCTTTGTACCATTCAGGCGTAAAGCGCTCGGGGAATAGATACTCCCACTCGCCGGGTTTCCGGGCCGGGAAATTCAGCTCCTCAAAAGCCGGGAATTCCGGGTCCTCTTTCATGGCCTTTCGTATCCGGCCCCGCAAGTCGTCAATATGCCAGGGGGTGGCGCATACTATGACAATGGCGGCCGGGCTGTTTTGCCGGGTCATTAAGTCATTGCGGAAAGAGTCCCACGTTTTATCCCGGTATGCCCGCGAGGCGGCCTCGGCCCGGTTCTTGCAATAATCGTCGACAATCAGTAAATGCCCGCCCTTGCCCGTCAAGGCGCCGCCCAGGCCCTGAGCCGTCACCGTACCCGCGGACCCTTCCACTTGCCACTCTTCCGCCTTGTTTGAGCCGCGGACCGGCTTGACCCCTGGAAAAAGGGCCTGGTATCGCGGGGCTTCCATTATCCGCTTGACGCGCTTTGAAAAGCCTTTGACCAGGGAGGACCCATAGCCTGACATGATAACGTCGGGCTGGCGGTCTGCATTGGCCCCCAAAAAGAAACCGGGGAAGGCGCGCGACACAATATCGCTTTTGCCATGGCGGAAAGGGACGGCAATCAGTAAATAAGTCGATTTTCCCGCGCGCCAATCCTGGGAGGCCTTTGTCAAGCGGCCGCAAATAGCCTCGGTATGGCGCCCGGCTATGAACTCGTGGGGTTGCCACCAATTCCAACGCATGAAAGCCAAAAGGTCCCGGCTGGCAATCCGGCGGGCTTTCTCAGCTTTGGCTTCTTGTAAGGTCATTGAGCTTTAAACCCCTCGGTGGGTAAGATTTCCGGCCTTTTGTTGCCGGCCTCTTCCGTCATGCGCACGTTTACCTCAAAAATGGCGCCCTCAATGCAAACGGCAAACAGGGCCGCCGACATGCCCTCTTCATAGACAAGCCGGGAAAGCTCTAAAGCAAGCCCCTTTTTGTCAATGCCTGTCATTATTTGCCCTTTTCACCGTCTGCGATAATCCGGTCCAGTTCATCCTCAGGGACCGCGGCGGCCGCCCCGAGCGGGGCCCCGTTGCCGCCTGTCACCTCGGTCCGTTCGACGTAACCGCGGCTTTTGCCCTTGCATTTCAGGAAGAAACAGATTGCCCAGGCCTCGCCGCGCTTGATTGCAAGCAACAATTCAGACTCGGCAACGTCGAGCCGCTTGTCAAGGGCTTCAATGACGACGGCCTTTAGTTTTTCAGACTTAGCCACGCGGCGTGAAACGGTGGAGGCGTCAACCCCCAACTTCTGAGCCGCGGCGGAAAACAGGCCGGCGCTATTTTGCAGGGCCTCAGCAATCTGGGCCTCGGTTATTCTTGCAAATTTTGGAGTGTTCGTGGTCATTTTAAGCCTCCGTCGGTGTTAATGCGTCAAACAGGGTCCCGTCGCTTTCCCGGACCGCCTTGTTTCCGGTGTAGTATTGCCAGCGGCGGACCGCCATGTCAACATAAACCGGCATAAGCTCAGCGGCAAAACACCGGCGCCCGGTCTGCTCGGCCGCAATAAGCGTGGTCCCTGAGCCCAGGAAGGGGTCATACACAAGCCGCGGGGCATGGTTTAGCATTGGCCTGGCCATACATTCAACGGGTTTCTGCGTGCCGTGCCCGGTCTTTTCATTGCCTGAAGAGCGGTTGCGCCCCGCGGGGTTCATCCCCTGAATTTCCCAAACTGTCTGCTGTTTCCTATCCCCGGCCCAGTCAGCCTTGCCGCCGGCCCTGACAACATACCAGCAGGGTTCATGCCCCCAGTGATAACCGGTGCGCATTAGGGTAAAATGGGATTTTGCCCACACTATCTGAGCCCGCGGGATGAACCCGGCGGCCGTCAAAGAGTTGCAAACTTCGGCGCACTTTAAAGAGGCGTGCCAAACATAGGCAATATCCCCGGGGAAAAGGTCCCAGGCCGCCTGCCAATCGACGCGGTCGTCATTGGCAACCAGGCCGCGGGCCTTTGTCAGCCCGTCGCCAAACTGGCCGCCGGCATTATCACGCCAGGTGGGGTCATAGTCAACGCCATAGGGGGGGTCCGTAACCATAAGGCCGGGGGTTTCAAAGCCCAGGAGGCGCGTAACCGTTGCCGCGCTGGTTGAGTCCCCGCAAATCACCCGGTGCGGCCCGAGTTGCCAAATATCCCCTGGGCGTGAAACAATCCTGGCCTCGGGCTCAGGCGCCGCGTCGGGGTCGCCCTTGCCCTGGTTGAAAAGGTCCGGCATGTTTATGCCAATATCCCCGAGGGATATGCTAATCCCGGACCACCCTTCCCTGAGGGCGTCAAAATCCCACTCGCCTGACATGCCCTCCGGGCTGTTGTCAATAATCATAAACCGCCTTTTCTGGTCCTCAGTAAGCGCCGGCGCCGGTTTGACCCATTCGTCGGGTAAAACGGTCAACCCCAACACCTCGACGCAAGCCCTCAGGCGCTGGTTCCCCCCCAGGGCGGTGCCGGTTTCATCAATGACAATGGGGCGCAGGGTCATAAAGGCGGGGTCCCGGCTGATTGACTCGGCCAGCTTAGCAAGGGCGTCCGGTGTAATGGACCGGGGATTGAAGGCGCAGGTCTTGACTTCGAGTCCGGAGCGGGTTTTTATAGCGTGCAATAATGGGGCCAATCTTACAACGGGCTTTTTTTTCGTTTTCATTGTCTATTTTTCCCCTGGTGTTTCGTTTTGCCTGAAAACCACTGCCAACATTGGCCGCTTTTCAATCAATATTTTTTTTGCGCTGAACGCGGCCTGCCTTGAAACGCCGCGGGCCCTTGCAAAGTCTGACAGTGATTGACCGTCAAGGGCTGAGCATAGAAGGGCTATTTGTTCACAATTCAGGCCCCTAAACTCTGAAATTAGCCGCCTGGCGGTGTCTGCGCAACAGGGGGCAATATTCAACTCGGGGGTTCTGGCGGGCTGTTTCATTTCCAGCTCAATATCCTCGGCCTGCTGATAATGGAGCATGCTTTGGCTTTTGTTGTTCGTATCCGCGGGGCCCTTGCATTTGAGACAGGCCCGGTCGCGTTTTCCGTTTTTGGGGCAGTTATGGCACTCCGGCATGTGTTTATTCCCTTTCGTATTCCCTGAGCGTATAGGTTCCGTCGTCTTGCCTTGTGGCCCAAAAAAACCTAATGCCCGGGAAAGCGGCGGCGGTTTCCTTGAACGCCGTTAAAGCTCGACCATGAGAAGAGAGTTTAAACGAGCCCTTGACCTCATAGCAAGAATAAATTTTATTTTTTTCGTCATAGGTGACAAAGTCCGGGGTATACCGGGAGCCGCCCGGCATTTTAAAGGCCATGGCTTCAAACATCCCGGCGCCGGCTAAATAGCGCCGGTTAAAGTCGGCCTCGGTTTTCGTCTGAGCTTTGGGGGCCAGCTTTCTTTCCTTTTTGCTGTTGGGTTGCTCAGGGGTGACAAGCGGTCCGGAGCAGGGCCCCGGGTTGCCTGAGGCGGCGGCGTCCTCTTTGGCAATCTGTTTTTCAATCTGAGCCCTGAGGGCGGGGGGTAGCTGGTCGAGTCTGTATTTCATGGTTCCTTCTCTTTCGTATTCCCTGAAAAGGGCCCGCCAAAGGCGAGGGGCTTTCTTTTCAGGGGGGAATATCTTTTAAGGTATTCCCCTATATGTCTTTTAAGACATACGCGCGCGTGGGACATCATGTCCCTGGGACATACGGCCTCGCGCGCGCGCGTTGGGACATGGGTTTTCTCTGAGGTCAAAAAAAGTCATAAAAGCATGTCCCTGGGGTATCGAGTTACGTCAAAAAACGGGGTTTTCCGGCTGAGCATGTCCCAACGCGCGCGCGCACGCGAGGGCTATGGCTCTTCCTGGTAGGGGGGGTCTTCTTGCTCAGGGGCCGGCGGCATAAGCGCCAGGAGGGCGTCAATAGCGGCAAGGCTTGCGGCATTATGCGCCCCGCGGCCGAGCCGGTCCATAAGGGCGCCCGGCAAGAAAAGCTCGCGCATGCCGAGCAGGTCCTCCCGGGCTGAGGCGCCGACGAGCCCCTCTAAAGCGGCCCGCAAGCTGGCAATGGTCTGGTCCTGTTCTTTCAGTCTTTTCATGGTCTGATATTGCATATTGTTTCCTTCTTTTTAAAACGTCACGGTGGCGGTTAAGGTTGCCGCGGCGGCCCAGTAGATTGCCCGCTTCACGTCACCATGGCAAAGGTAAACGGCGGCGGCGGCAATGTCGAGGGCTATAAGGCAAACCGGGAAAAGTTTAGTAATCATTTGGCCCCCTGTTTCTCAAAAGAGGGGCAAAGGCCGCGCGTTTTTCTTTCCCCGTTGCAATCCTTCGACGGGGGGCCCTTGACGCAATAGCCGAGGGCCTTCCCCTCAGCGGCAAGGCGGAAACATTCAACCGCCCCGCGTTTGCAATCGCAACAGCATTTTTTTCTGCAGGTCATTATTTTATCCCTTTCACTTCAAACGAACAGCCGGGCCCACCGTATTTATTAGGCGGCGGCCGGTGTTTAAAAAATACGCATGCCGGGGCGTTGACTCTCAAAACCATATCGTCGGGGCAAGTTTCCGGGGCCCTTTCACACCGGACACACCATCCGAGCCGCCTGACATAAAACCGGGGCCCGGCGCCTGAGCAACGGCCGCAAACGCGCGGTGCCCGGCGCCACGCTATGATTTCAAGGGCCGCAACATAGACAAAGACGCCGGCGCAGGCGAGCGCGCTTATTGCCAGCATTGAATAGACAAAGGTTCTCATTTCCGGGGGGCCTTTCTTGTTTTCCTGTCATAGTTTAAGTGGCAACGCTGGCACCATGCTTTGAGGTTTTCCGGCGCGCAATTTTCGGGGGTATGGTCAAGGTGGGCGACGGTCAAAATGACCCTTGAACCCGTCACCGGGTGGGGCTGGCCGTTGACGGCGCGGCAATCCGGGAAGTCCGGGGAGCCTTCGCAAACGTTGCCGGCGCGGGCCCTGACAGACTTTGAAACGGCCGGCCAGTCTTGCGGATAGCGGCGGCGGTTTTCGGGTTTAATTGGCATTGATTGCCCACACTTTCTTTTCAAGGGCGGCCGCGGCCCGTTTGATATAGGCGTGGAACCGGTCCGGTTGCTCAGAGTCCGGCAAAAGGAAGGTCCAGGCCTGTTTGGGAAACATTTTAGCAACCCCGCGGCGGCGCAGGCATTTTTTGGAAAGAAAGAGGTGGCAAGTTTTGCACCCCTTTACGGTTGCCCGCTCTTTCATGCAAACGTCAACAAAGCCGGCATACTGCAGGGCGCTTTCAATTTTGGCCTCGGTAATGGCGGCGACGGGTTGCCAATCCGACTCGGTTATGTCAAAGCCGCAAGCGCCGCAAGTATGGACCATTATGGCGAAGGGATAGCCGGCTTCGACGGCGGCCTGTTGGATTGAGCCGCAACTGGGGCAAATAATAAGCTCCTCTTTGCTGTTGGCTTTCCTCAGTTCATCCCGGAGGGCCCGGTTTTCCCTTTCAAGCTCAGCGGCGAAGGCTGAAACCGTCTTGCATAGCTCGGCCTCTGAAACCCCGCCGGCGCGCGAGGCCATTATAACCGCGTCCGTTCTAGGGGTGGCGCGCCCGGCCGCAACCTGAGCGCGCGTGGCGTCATAGTGTTTCATTAAGCGGTTATGAAGCATAGCATCTCGTTCTATTTCATCCTGGGTGGGTTCATAATCCGGCAAGACATCATAAGAAACGGTGCGCCCGTCTGAAATGAAAACATAGTTTCTCGGGAAGGGCCAGCCGGCCGGTATTCTATCGGGGGCAAAGTTGCAAGTCCCGCCTGCTGAGATTTCAAGCTCCCCGACGAGGCCCTCAATGGCGGGGCAGTTTGTTGCTTTTGTAATTTTGGCTTTCATGGTGTTTCGTTTCCTTTTTTTTTAAAAAATAAATTCCTGTTGCATAGTTTCTCGTTTCACTCTTTCGACGGCCTCCAAAAAATAGTCTTTATCTTTTTCTGCTCCAGTCAGGTGGAGGCCAGAAAAATGACAAGCCACGGCAATAGACATGGAGCCAAGGTGTGTATCTAAAATCCTGTCTCCAGGCTTGCAATAGATAGAAATAATCCAACTGTAAAGGGAAACAGGCTTCTGCGTTGGGTGAATATGGCCACGGTCTTTATTGCATTTTGTATACCTTTTAACAACAGAGTCGAAGCTGGTCCACGCCAGCTCGCCGTCTGAAAAATCTCCTCCCATTAGCTTATCCCAAAAAAGCCAGCATCTGGAAGCCGGGAGCAAGTTTGCAAAATAATTCCCGCCCCATATTATCTGGTTTTTGGAAACCCTGAATAGTTCCTTAAAGTAATCAATTCCGGGCTTTTCATTGTCCCAGTTTTTTTTGGCAAGAACTCTATGTCCTCCGCCTTTCCTGTCTCGGAATTTTCCTCCGTCCTCACCTATTCCATAAGGAGGGTCCACGATTGCAAGGTCGAAAGCCTTGTCGGGAGTCACCCTCAATAGTTCCATGCAATCAATGTTCCTGAGGTCTAGTAAATCAGTTTTATATGTTTCCATATTATCCTTGTGTAAAATCGTGCATTGACCCGTGCCAAACGAGGCGGTCGGTGTCAAAATGGATAAAGCCGAGCCGCTCGAGCGTTCTCATTATGTTTTTGACCTTTGCCGGGCTTTCAGGGAAACCGCGCTTTTCAAGTACCTCGGCAATCCAAAGGACCGCCGGGCTTGACTCAGCCTCCCGCCCGCCCTTAAGCGGCGGCATTTGCTCAAAGCCGAGCCCGTCATACTTTGAGGGCTGGCAATAGGTTTTGTGGCTCGGGTCCCGGCCGTGTTTCCGGGCCTCAATATCCCGGCGGTCCGCCTCTGTCACCTTGCCAGGGGCCTCAGCCCAGTAAATGCCGCCCCCTGAGGCGTGCATGATTTCCGTCGCGCGCTTGCAACCGGCCCGGCCGCCGCGCTTGGCATGCTCAAAAATAAAGCGATTGTCGGCGCCTTCCATCCGGAGCAGGGTTGACGTTGCCCGGGCCCAGTTAGTTATATCCGAGGACCCTATGCCTAAATAAGCAAGGTCGGCGCCCTTGTATTTGCCCTCCTCAGTTTTCGGCGGCTTGCCGGTATGGTGAATAACCACCACGCCGATATTGTTGTCCTCAATGACCGGCTGGAGCTGGTTTCTCAAAAAGCGGGCGGTGTCACCCATTTTCGATATTTCACCCCCTAGAAAAGCCAACAGCGGGTCCACCCACACAATATCCGGCTTGAATAGGCGGCATTGATGCGCCAAAAATTCACAAAAGACCGCCCCGGTATAGCGCGAGCAATGGACCGTCCTGAAGTTTTCCCTCAGCAGGGCCTTTTCGTCAAGGTCAAAAAGTAGCCCCTTTTTTATCCCCACAAAAGTTTCGTGCATGTCCCCGCGGTTGTTTTCCGCTTGTATCATAAGGTTCCGGGTGGCGCCTGCAGTAGCCAATCCGAAAAAGGGCCGGCCGGCCGAGAAAGACATGGCGGCCTGCATGGCCAGGACAGACTTGCCGGCGCCTGACTGAGCAACAACCACCCAGGCCCCGCCGCGGCAAAGAAAGCGGTCCCCGACAAGGCTATCAGGGGCGGGCGCTTCGTCTAGTTCATCCGGCCCCATGGCGTCGGACCGGAAGTCTGAGGCCTCGCGCTCAGCCTGCCAACTATCCCAACTTTGAGCCCCGCAAGGGCCCGCAACTAAATACTGGGGCTTGCCCGCGCGGCTCGGGCCCGGCAAACGTGAAAGCCGGGAAGAGTTGCGGCATTTTACGTCAACCTTTAGCCCGGCCTCTTCCAACGTCTTAAACAGGGCCGCCACGCGCTCGGCATAAAGGGCTTTATCAGTACCGGCCCCGACCCTTACAATGGCGTGGACGCTCTTTGCGCCCGAGTGTACTATTGCCGCGCAAGGGAGCCGCAAAGACTTAATGATTGCAAGCTGTTTCTCTATGGGTTGCTCGTCACCTTCGACGAGGACATGGTCAAGGCGGACCACGTTGGTATTGAAAACGCCCTCGCCGTCAAGCGGGTTTATCCGGGCCCAAACGCCGGCGTCCGGTTGCCAATCCCCCAACACCATCCGCAACAGCTCGTCGCCCTTGTAGCCTTTGGCCTCGTATTTGTCAAGCCCGGCTTCTATGTCTGAGCGGGAGCGGGTGGCGCCCTTGCCGAGCGGCTTATACTTGCCGTCCTCGTCTTTAAAACTTGTCACCATGTAATTAAGAAGGTCGTCGGGCTGATAGAGGGCCGCAAGCCAGGCGCGCAAATCCGCGGCCGGGTTGCCTGAGGGCGGCGGGACCTCTTCCACAAAATCCGGGGCGCCTGAGCCGGCGGCCTCAGCGGCGGCGCGCTTCTCAGCGGCCGGGCCAATGACGCCCTCCCAGTCAATGACGTCGTCGGACCCGGTAAACGGCGCCCGGGGCTTGTATGCGCCGCCGCTCTTTGGGCCCCCGGGGCTCTTCGCCTCTTCCCGAGGGGCGGCCCGGTATGCCGAGGCCACGGCGTTCAAGGCCTCCCCCATGTTTAGCGGCGGATTGCAACGCGCGGCAAACTGCTCAATCATGGCCTCGGCTTCATGCCGCGGTATGCGCGCGTCGCGGGCCTGAGCCGCAACCCAAAAGGCGCGGTCGTTTCTTTGACCTTCGCCGGCGCCGGCAAATACGGCGTCCTCGAGAAACTTTGGCACTCTGTTTTGGGGCATATTATTTGCCCCCTTTTGTCAATGTGTTTTCCATGGTGTTTCGTTCCTTTTCCTTTTACTCAATCAAACCAGCGCTCGGGCCCGTTCCAGCGGTTTTCCTTTATCCGGTCAATGGCAATATTAGCCGCTTTGTCTGTCATGCCGCCCACATCCTCAAAGCCATATTTTGCGAGAATAGCGATTTTCCCCAAAGAAGCCAAGTTCATTTTTCGGCGTTCAATCATTTTTCCAATCAGCATGGTGGCGTGGCCCTTGCATTTGACCAGGTCCGGATTGATGCCAAACCGGGGCAGGCATGCCCTTTGCCCGTCTGTCATGGCGGCGCGTTCCCATTTCATTGTGGGCTCGTAATCGCTTAAATCTGAGTCGTTAATTATGACCCCCAACAAAAGCGGGTCCACCAGCTTGCTCTTTTTCTTTTCCTGAGCTTTCAGGGCCTCGGCCAAAGCCTTGTGGCGTTTTTCCGCCTCCTCAGTATTGGCCAGCTCTTCAAGGTCAAAGAGGTCAATTTGCTCAATGCCCGCGGCGGCTTTCTTTTCCTGAATAGCCTCCATTATTTGCATAGTTTCGGCGCGCTCAGCAACCAGGTGGCAAGGCCGGCAAAGGTCGTGCTTTTCCGTTTGCCAAAGGAAGTCCAACAGTAGCAGGTCCGCCTTTCCGGGAAACAGGCGCGTGCCGCGGCCAATCATCTGCGCATAGAGGGAGCGGCTTTTCGTCACCCGCAACGGGACCACGCAGTCAATGGACGGCTCGTCAAAGCCCTCGGTGTATAACATGGCATTGCAACAGATTTTAGGCCCCGGGGTTGCAAGCCATGCCTTGACATCATCCCGGTCCTCGCTTTCCCCGTCAACATGCCGGGCGTCCATTCCGTACCCCCTGAGCAATTCACAGAAGCGCCGGCTCGTAACCCTGAGGGGCAAAAATACCAGCGTTTTACGGCCCGCGGCGCGCTTGGAAAGCTCCTCGGCTATTCCGCAAAGGTAGGGTTCAAGGGCTGAGCCCACGGCCGTTTCGGAATAATCCCCGGCGAGCTGTTTCATTGCGCCCAGGTTAATCTTAAGGGGGACCGTTTGCGCCGTTATTTTGCAAAGGTTGCCCTCGAGGACCGCTTGCCGCAGGCCATACTTGAAGCAGATATTATCGAAAATTTGCCCCAGGTTTTTCTTGTCACCCCGGTCCGGGGTCGCCGTCACCCCCAAAATTTTAGCCCCGGTGAAATAGTTAAAAATAGATTGGTATGTCTGAGCAAGGGCGTGGTGGGCCTCGTCAACAATCACGGCGGCAAATTCGTCGGGGTGAAAACTTTCAAGGCGCTTAATCCGGCAAAGGGTCTGCACCGACGCCGTAACTATCGGAAACATTGAGCCGGCCCCGCGCTCTTCCGCCTTTTCGATTGCCGAGTCCAGCCCTGTTGACCGGCTGAGCTTGTCAACCGCCTGGCGTATAAGCTTT